ACCAGTCTACGCTGCTTGATGTAGCAGAAGACTCTTCGTTACCACCATTTTCTCCCATATAGAAAGCTTCTTGCTCTGCATATGGAACATGACGAACTGCTGTCTTTTCAAGATCAAACAATTCAAGACTTGTAAAGTCGAATGGCGTTTCGTCTTTAGCAAGTGGGATGATTGTATAGCTTGTGTCTGTTTTGGTTCCGTTACGCTTAATGCGCCACATCAGGTTAGTGATGCTTCCCATTTCGCCAGCGTATTCAATCAAGGTAGGTGTGATTGTTTTACCACTGGTTCCCTGAGATAGAATTGCAACATATGGCTCTTCTTTACCGTCATCTACCAATACATTAATGTATAGGCGTGTTCTGGCCTTCCAGCCAGCCTTTGGATCCTTGCGGTGCTGTTCATTAGCCCAGTCACGACCCTCAGACTCCATTGTATCTAGAGCCTTGCGACGGTAATCCTTTGGGTTTGTGTGCTCCAATGCAATAAAACCGCATCCAAGCTTGTCGTTATAATTTGGTGAATCTGGATCTAGTTCCTGGAGGAATCTAATCTTTACGCTTTCGCCGTCTTCAATCTTAAGCCAGCGAGCCTTGCTATCGTCCCCACCACTGTAGGTAGGCTTGTCTAGCGCTTTGTTTAGGTCTTTTAGACCCTTTACTATACTCATTTATTCTCCTTTATAGTTGATGGTATATATCCATCTGTATTTGTCATTATATCATGAATTCCAGGATCTGTATTCTATATCGGATACAGCATTTTTAATACAAGTTTTTATTTCTTCATCAGTCATATCGCCTGCATCTTTTGCATCATGTGGATATATCTTACCATATTCGTACGAAGCCCACAAGAGGTCCTTGAATTTTAATTTATTGACTATGCTTTGACCTAATTCTCTGCCAGCCAAATCTGCGTCTGTCATTACTGTTATTTTATTAAAATGTCTATTTAATAAATTATGTTGTTCTTTTGATAAGAATCCGCCAAGCGTAGCAACCACATTTGGGAAACCTGCTTGATGAACACGTATTGCATCGAAATTAGATTCAACTACGATAACATGGTCGCCAATTTTCTTAGCACGATGTATATTAAATAAAGTTTTGCTCTTTGGTAGATTGGTGCTGTTTTTAAATTCCTTACCTTCGATTGATCTGCCAACTAATCCTATTGGTGTTCCATCTGGACTATGCACTGGTGTAATAACCATATTCATAGATGCTGAATATCCTAGACTAAAATGATCGATAGACTCTTTATTGATTCCTCTTGAAGCAAGATACTCCACTGCTTCTTTAGACATGCCTGCATGCAATCTATCTAATGTCTCCTGAGAAAACTCTTCAAACACTGGCTTCTCTTCCATAGCCTCTGAAAGTAATGCATCGAAATTCTCTAAAGCTTCTGCTTCTTTAGAAGATATAAAACGCATAGCCTCATATTCATTCTTATTCATCACACGCTTAACTAATTCTTGTAGCGTTCCAGCCTCTCCGCATGAAGGGTTAAAGCAAATAAATGCTCCTTTTTCACGGCTTACGCTAAATGAAGATGTGTGTCTGTTGGAATGAAATGGGCAGTAGCATAGAAAGTCATTACCAGTTTCGCCAACAATATTCAGTCCTATAGATTTTAAGACTGACTTGATATGCGCTGGCGTGTATTGCGTGGTATCAACTTCCCTTGTGTTATACCCTCTAATTGCCATGCTTTCTTCTTTCCCACATATACACCATGGATGCTCATTAAGAACTTCCAAGTCTCGCCTGTGAATTCTACCGAAAAGGCTGGGTCTATGTCAAGTACCCTGACATATCCTTTCCCTCTCATGTCCTGCGTTAATAAATTTTCATACTGTGGCCTCAAGCTTATTAGGCGTGAGTTATCATCAAACTGTACCTCAATTTGAAATCTTTTAATTTTTCGATGAGTCACTGTTTAGCTCTGGAAGGTTTTCATAAATCGGAGTAATAACACCACGATTAATATCCCAGTCTAGATAGAAGTCAAACTCATGACCATGACGATTCTTTCTAGATACAACTTCAATCATATTGGTTCCTGGGTAACGATGAATAGCCATAGCCATATCAGCATCATATTCAATTGCCTTTGACCAAGCTACCTGACTCATCATTGGTGGATTATCTTGATCTGAGATATCGTCTGCAGTTGCTGCAGTAATATCAATTACTGGAATATTGTTTGATACTGCAAGCAATTTAAATTCACGAGAAATATTTCTGTTACGTTCTACTTCAGAGTTGCTTCGCTTATTATCATTAAACAATTGATGGTAATCAAGAATAACTAAGTCTGGCTTATGCTGGTCAATCTTACCTTGAATTGTTGCTGGAGTTACATCTCCTGCTCCTTCATTTGACACAAGTATGAATGAGTTCTTGCCAGTAAATTTCTTTTGGCCCCATGACTTAAATGTATCAACATCGATATCTCCCTTAGAGAAATCGCTTGCACGGAATAAACCAGAACCTAGCATTGTATAAATGCGGTCACGCATATTCTCTGGAGACATTTCAAGAGATACAATCATTGGCTTAAATCCCTGTTCCCATGCCTTGCATGCAAGGTAGGATGTAAACCATGTCTTACCACGCCCTGGCCAGCCGATAGCAACTATGAGATGGCCTGGAGCCATACCAGTCGGATATGCCTTATCGATAGCTTCAAAACCCGTTAGGATTCCTGGACTACCGCCCATAGCCGCTGATCGTTCTTTGACCGAAAGGAAGTGATTCTCTGCTGCCTCTAAATCGGTAACATCGATATCACGTACATTATTTGTAAACTTGCTAAGACTTGCTAATCTACTCTGCATGTCTGCAAGAACTCTGGACGCTGCATCTTCTTTGAGAGCTGAGCCTGAATGAATTAAAATACTCTTAAGCTTACTTGAAAGATATTCATTCTTAAGCTTATCTAAATAGTATCCAGTTTCTCCTTTGGTTGCTACTGGTTCAAAATCTTTAAATCTTTCTACAAGGATTCCAACTTCTGGAACAGCCTTAAACTTATAATAATATGACTTTAGGCTATCCCATATATCTTTATGAGAAGTAAAGATCTCATCAACATTATCTGCAAGTAGTGTGCTTATGTCTTTGTTCTTGCATACCGCAGAGATTAGTTCCGCCTCTGTATTCATTCTATTCCTTCCACAAGCTTCCTTGTCTCTTCCCGTAGGTGGTCCCTATGGATTCTATCGTTCTGTATATCTTTTTGCATTCTATCAATTCTATCGAAGTTATAGAAAAAAAATTGCAGTGGATGATTAAACTTATTTATTCTGAAATAATATTCAATCAATTCTTTTGCACGTTCATATCCTACACTATCTATAACGTCTTGCATACCCCACTTTTCACGAAACTTATTAATTCGTGGGCTTCTATTATATTTCTGTTTATATAAAGACTCATATAAACTAATTAAAATATAAGGACCCTTATCATTTGCCACGTTTTAATTCCTCTTCTACTTCACGAGTCTTTTCAATAAGCTTTTCTTCTACAAACTTATAAACTCTTTCTGTAGCCACATTTACTGTCTCGCCTGCACGAAGATCGTCTTCTACTCCAACACCTATCTTGATGCTTTCATAGTTTCCTAGATTACGTGTAAAGGACAAATCAACTTTAACCCTTGTTGTCATTTGTGCTCCTTCATATGTCTAGATAAACTATCGTGAGCGAATATGCCCCACCGTAGTTCCCACTCTTTACCGCAAACATCACATTTAATAACTCTGCTCACTACTCCGCCTTCCAAACAGGTACAAACGAACCGTCAACGGTCTTAGTATACAATATTAAGTTGTGTTTGAGAAGAGCCTGTAATTCTGAGCGTGATGGAAGATCTCGAATATGTCCAGCATCAATAATAAATTGATGAATGTCCAAAATGTCCGATTCGCTCAACATATATCGAGACCATGTACTATCTGGATTACTAATAGGATAAACTTTTTGCGGTCTTTTTATTTTACCCTGCAAAATATATTCTTCTATTGTTACCCTATGTCTATTTAATATTTTACCAGCTTCAATTATGCTGTAAGCCTTTTCCATATTTTTTTCAACCTGAGAATAAGAATACATTACACGTTTTTTATCTGGGTATGACCAAGCAATAATTTCATCTTTCGCCCTAGACGCTTTAAGAACCTTATGGATCTTTCCGTTTAAGAAGAAATAGAAGAGCTTTTTGCGTAATCCCTGTCTGTTTTTTCTAACCATTTACCGAACGCATTCGTTTCCTTATTGATCATCCAACGCTTTCCGCATAGGATGCAAAACAATTCTGTGTGTAGTTTTTGAGAGAATACTCTATCAATAAAAACTCTACCATTGCATCTCTGACATTTCATCATACGGAAAACAGCTTCCCATCAACAACACAGGTATAGTCTGGAGAAATATGAATCATTTGAATATGAGGATAATCATTTACAATATGGGCAACTGCAAAACCCTTTTGCCAATCATGGTGCTGGGTATACTTCATGCCGTCACTCTTTTCATCGCACATGTGTCCAATTTCATATCCACGAAGAGTTTCTCCCTCACCATTATTTCTAAGTTCATATGTTACCATATGTGAAGCAATTCTGTGAGAGTGGCCACGAATTAATGATACCTGCATATCTTCCATATCTTTTCTTGCAGATCCAGTAGCGGCAATTGATAGTCCATGATGTACGTGAATGTCACCAAATCTCCGCTTAGGCAACTCGTTGTAATATATGTATTCATACCCCAGAGAATCTAATGACCACAACGCCTCTGGCGTCACTTCATTAATATAGTCTGGAAGCTTTGCGTCGATATAATTAAATATACGAACATCATGATTACCAAGTGCTGAGAATAGTTGAGCATCTGGAAGCATGTCACGAGTCTTAGTATAAAAATCTCTTGCACCTTTTGCCTCGTGTCGCATCATAGGCACAATTAAATCTTTGCTGTCTGTTTTATGAAGGTTCAAAAACTCTGCTGAGCGACCCTCTGTATACTTGCTATAGCAAGCTTGATCATCTGTATCGCCAAGGTAATCCACAACATCTGGCTTAAACCACTTCATGACTTTAAACCATAGCTCAATGGCCTTATCATCCTGATATGGGAACTGCTGATCGGACGATAGCATCCATTTCAAATCGTTTGACATTAATTTTCCTTGCGTAAAAAAAGTCACGGAGTCGTGACTTAGATGTTATAGAAATTGTAGCATATATTGCTAGCCTGTCAATAGGCTAGTTTTTAACTGCTAGAAAATATATTGAAATATATTTATCGCTACCCGAACCATGAATTTGTACTTTAGCAGTTTCTTGAGAAACTGACCCACTTACTATAGATGGCTCTTGTATATCTGCAAAACCAGACTTACAGACGGCTGTTAGTAATATCGCTGAAGGCTTTCCAGAAAATTTAGCACCTGAATAATCAATAGTATATGTAGTCACCTTACCCTTAGTAACTTTTTCTGCACCAGTTTTACCGCCAAAAAATGAAGGAGGAGTAATTTCTGCTGGAGTTTTATTTTCTAAATCTCCTACATTAATACTTGATCCAGCACTAACCTTTGATCCTGCTAATGCGGTGGCTTTAGCTACATCTGTTTTTAATTTTTGCAACAGGGTAGCATCAATTGGATCACCATCATTAAAGGTATCGCTCATTATATATTTTCTCCTAAATCATGTGCTGAAACTTCTGCCTCAGACACTTCAATCATCTTAGATCTATCTAATCCATATTTAGTAAACGAATCTGGGTCTACAATATGTCTTAGTTTATTCTGTGATACTAAGTATATTTTACCATCTGCTATGTTCTTGATCAAGGCTCCGTCTCTGAAACCTAACTTGCCTGCAACTTTAAATCCTGCTAAAGCCGCTTCAGTTGCATTTACAGTTGTAAATGACCAAGACTTGGCAGCCCTATCAGAAATTAACCTATACCTCTTGCCATCTTTAATCCAATATGTATCTTTATCTGTTTTAACAGCGATACCTGAAGGAAAATTAGTTGGCTGTGAGATCGTTAAGGTGGCTTTCGTATTCTTTAACAGCCTCAACCTTAGCATCCTTTTCTTCCATAAGCTTAGTAATTTCTGCCCTAAGTATTGCAATTTGAGTTTCATAGTTAGATACGATTTCTCCAATGCGTTGCTGTAGAGCGGTAATAATTAGTTCCGCTTTTTCTGCCATTTATATTCCTACTCTTCTGTGACGACGGCTGCTTCAAGTGGTGCTGCTTCTGCTTCCAGAAGTGCTCTCTTTGAATTTAAAGCAGTTAGTCTTGTATTAAGTCCAGAAACGGTTTCTGAATTAACAGGGGATTCAGCATTTGCTACAATCAAATCTAACTCTGTATTATAGATCTGAAAGTCTAGACTCTTGATATGCTGATTTACTACACTTAGTTTATCTGCGTTTGTTAATAGTGACATTTTAACCCTCCTTTCATATTATATCATTTAAACCTGATTAGTCAAGGGGTGCTGGCCATGTGCCGCCCAGCAACTCTAACTCTTGAATTAAAGCTGATTTTACAATATTACATTCTAACAAAACATCATCAAGGGAATATTTTTCTTGAAATACGTCTGCATGCTCTATGTATGAAATAATAGAGCTTTCAACATTGTCTAGCCTAGCAATGATTATCTTTATTTTATCTTTGTTATTTATCATTAATTCTCCTATACATAAGTTGTGCTCGATGGATACCATGCTGAATACGTTGAAACTCCAGCAGTATTTCTAGCCCTTACCTGAGCTCTTGCATAATTATTTGAACCCGCATACCCTTGCGTAGAACTAAGCTGTAAAGATGTTCCAGTTATTCCTGTAGTGGTATAAGGTCCAAGTCGGTTGGTAGTATTTGTTGGTGCTGATGTTCTATCTGTATAATTTAGCACTTCATAGGTATCTGCTCCAGATACTGCATCCCAACTTACAAGTCCGCTACCAGACACTGTCACGCCAGTTGGAGTTGATGGAGCGGTTGCTGAAGCTTGCCAATAGGCATAAAATGTTATATTAGAAGTAACAGTCCAAGACCCTCCAGGATTAATTTGATATACATAACTAAATACGTTTGGAGAATCTCTCCAATATAAAAATGTGTACCCTGCTCTAGTCGGTGTTGGTGCTGTAACTGAAGTACCGCTATTCACAGTATTTGAAGCTGGAGATACAGAACCACCATTTGCATTCCATGAAATTGTATATTGTGTAACTACAGCAGGTGTAGATATAACTGTATTAGATGCCACAGTATTGCTACCAAAACCATTTGTTCCTGTAGTAAATGCTCTGAATTGATCTGGAGTACCAGATGCTTCTGAATCAGTAATGGTATGAGAAGCTACGTTTCCAGTTCCAGTTCCACTAGCAACCCTTGTTCCATCTGTGTCTGATGTAGGAGACGATCCTGTTTTCTTAACAATATATGTTTGATATGATATTGTTGCGGTGCCAGACATTGCAGATACATTTGCGGTAATTGTAGTTCCAGCCTGCTGAGTTCCGCTTGGACTTAATGTTACAGAGCCTCCACTGGGAGCAACTCCAGATGCATTTACGGTAACACTAGATGACTGTGTAGTTAATGTTCCAACACCGTTATTTGCAACAATTTGACACCTTAATCCAGTTCCGTATATAGACGCATAGTTTGATGGCGGAGAATATGTAGAAGATGTTGCTCCACTTAATGCGACCCATCCAAAAGATCCGCCTTCGAAATATTGCCATTGATACGAAATATCGGCTGCTGGTGCTGCACTAATAGAAGGAGATGCTGTATATGTTGTAGTTCCGCCTGTTCCAGATGAAGGAGACACGCTAACGCTTCCAGTGGGAGAAGCAAATGTGTAAGAGGCTGCTCCAGTTGATGGACCATATTCGCTATACGTTCCAGCAGTTCCAACTCCATTATTTATTGTGTTTCCTAGATTTTCACTAGACGATCTTACATAAAAATAATACGTAGTACCACTTGAAAAACCATAATCTTCCATTATTGTACTTGTAGTGCTTGCGGCGTCATATCTATTTTCTCCAACTGGAGCGGTGGAAGAAGAAACCCACCATAGTTGATAATAAGGTCCACTAGCACCAGATGAACCAATATATGCCCTAACAGTAGTATCGTTAAGCCGTGACATAGACACAATAGATGTACTTGTAGCTGGAGTTAACGCAACTCCTGTAGGAAAGTTAGTTTCATTTTGTCCATACAAATCATCATAATTTCTAACTCTTACTTTGACATAATATGTGCTACTAGGAATTAAATTTGTTAAAGAAATTGTTGCAGAGCTACCAGATATTGTAGTTGTAGACCATGTAGAACCATAAGACTCGGTACTTCTTCTTACCATATACTCTAATGTTGAATATAAATAATTGCTTCCAGTAGATGATGAAATTGAAACTGGAATTGTTGCAGTAGTAGATCCTGCTGTTATTGTTCCAAATGACGGAGCGGTTGGTGCTGTTCCAGTTGCATATATATAAACAGGAGAACTTGAAGATCCTCCGTCTGAAAAAGCAAACACACTTGAATTTGGATTACTTGCTCTTATGCTAGCTCTCATGAAAGAATAGTAGTTGTACCCACCAGAAGGTTTTGGACTTCCCCAAGATGCAGAATTGCTTGTTGTAGTAGAATAAGGAGAGGCCAAATATGTTTGCTCTGTGGTCCAGGAAACGTTGTCATTGCTTCCTTCATACAAAATTTGATATCTAGTTGCATTAGTTGATGCATTCCATGAAAGAGATGTGCTTCTTATAACTCCTTGGGAGCTTGAACTCGGGAAACCTTTTATAAAAGATATTGTATTAAATGGTTCAGGATCTTGAGCCTGATTAGTTTTAATATTTTTATTATCCTGTACAGTAAAGGCAGACTTTGGAGTAAATCCATTTATATTAATAACAGAACCTAAATATTTTGCTGGAAGAGTGCCAGAGTTATTTAGGGTAAGCCTTGCTATATAATATTTGTTTATAATTGTTGGATTGTGATATGTAGTAGCACTTTTTACTGTAGTTCCAGTTGTAGGAAATGTGCTTAGATATTCTATCTGCACCCTATTAGATGTTGTTAAAGCATCTGTTAAATTGTCTACAGCAAACCATTCGACATAAGATTCTGATAAGTCTGTTTTATCATACCATCTGCTACTGAATGTAAAATTAGCAGACATGGTTGTAGCTGTAAGAGCAATGTCTTTTTCAAGCATTGTAATAGTGCCAGTTGGTCTTTCTCTTACTATGTATACTTGAGTACTTTCGGCTGATGCTGTTCCAGCAGAATTTGTAGCACTTACTCTAAATGTTAAAAAATTTCTATCAAAGTAATCTCCATCACTTTGACCAAGGTGTGAAGATAGGTTTGTGAGCATATCTGTTCTTCCAGTAGTAGATGTTACATTCAGCTCAGCAGTATTATCATTTTGATTTCCAGAAAGATTATATAGCCATGTGTAAGTAAATGTCATTGAGCTTCCGTTTCCAGAAACCCAAGTTCCATCATATCCCCATAAATGTCTTCCAAGGCTTTCGTATGGCCAACCCAAAACTGGGGATGTATAGTTTGGACCCATTTGTTGAACTGGAGGAGCTTCAACTACTGGGTTAACTGGGTCATCTATTGTTCCAGTAGGATTATATGTACTATCTGTTCTAAAGGTATTAAGTCTTATTTTAGGTATATCGTTACCGCTAATAAATGGTCTATTGCTAGTAGTATCAAATACTTTACGCCATCCGCTAGATGTTTTTACATATGCTTTTCTGATAGCCGTCCATGTCTGACCACCAGTCTTTACATACATTTTTTTTATTCGGTCCCAGTCGTAGGCACCAACTTTTATATATGACTTACCTGCCATTATTAATCCGCCGTACTAAATATAACGTCACCAATTAGCCCAACATAGGGCCAACGAACATGGTTTATGTTTGTAATGCTTGTTTCTGATGCTCCAGATCTATAAAATGCTCGTCCAGCAGTAACTCTTCCATCACTAAAAATTTGTAAAACAGCACCCGCTTCTTTGCTACTATTGTACATGCTATGAGTAGCAGTTGTAAATCCTTTAAGAACAACACCACCAGTAGCATTTGTATTTATAACAACTCCAGTACCGCTTAAACTAATATATGATCCGCCTCCCTGCAATGTGGAATATCCAGATGTTGACATAAATAATGCAGGAGATGTAGTTGCGTTATATCCACTAGATGGCTTAATACTAATTGAGCTTGCTGTAGCAGTACCTGGTGATGAAGCAACAAATGAGTCTTGAACTTCTCCGTCAGTATTTGTGTCAGATCCATAATATGAAGATGAGCTTATAGCGCTTCCTGCTATAGTATATGTAAAGTTATCATTGTCTATCAAGAATCCGTTTGTAAAACTAATATGCTGTGAAGCAGCATTTAATGTTATTCCTGCGGAAGATAATGATGTGGCATTAACTGTCCATCCACCAATTTTTCCAGTACCATCTTTTGCTAATTCAAATCTTGGTGCAGTTACGCCATTTGCATATGCGGCAATTCCGCCTGAGTTAATTAATATTCTATCACCACTCGTTGCGCTAGCACCGATATAGAATGTTCCAGTAATGTCTAGGTTACCAGTAATAGTTCCAGAATTTGCAAGAATTTTTCCAGTAATTTCTGCATCTGTGGCTATAAGTTTTCCAGTAGATGCCGCAATTGATGTTGCTCCCACGTTTAAAGATCCACCTGTAATTGTTATATCTGAAGCCGTTACAGCTCCAGCTGGAGTAACAGAAAACTTTGCAGTTGATGATCCAGCAGAAGTTGGGGATCCTGCCCAAATTGCATATGTTCCAGATGAACTAATTCCAGTGTATGTTCCAGTAGATCCTCTTTCAAATTTAGACGAATCAATTGTCCATCCAGCAATTTGTCCATATTGTGCGTATATTCCGCCATCAGAAGTATCAAGTCTTAGTTGAACTGAACCCTTTTTAATTACAAGGCCGCTACTATTTAAAAGGAATCCGTCAGATGCTAAATTTCCAGAAGACAATGTACCCTGATATATAGATGCACCAGATACACCCATTGCAATGTTTCCGCCAATTGTTGTTCCGCCAGCAACTCCTAAATCTCCGTCTATTGATAATTTAGTACCGTTCCAAGAAACGTAGTTTGATGAGGCCCCGCCAATTTTAAATAAAGCCGATTCTGCAGAATCTATATACCAGTAGTTATTTGCGTTAAATACAAGTCCACGTTTGCCAGTTTCTACTCCATATCCAAACTTAAACATTCCTGTGTCACCACTAGAACTAGCTCCGAAATATCCCGTAGTGGTTACGTTTGTACCAATAAATGGTGTTCCAGAAACTGTTAGGTTTGGAGCAATTGTAGTATATGCAGAAGAAGTATTATTAAACTCATCATATGAAGCTATTCCTATTTCGTATGTAGTGCCTACTGCTAGCCCGCCGAGTCTATACGTTGTTCCAGTTCCTGGAGAATCGACATAAGAATAATTTTCAAAAGGTGCGGCGGCTTTGTATGGCCTAAATCTAATTCTATATCCTCGAAGAGTTGAATCTGACACAGCTGACCATGATAAGCTAAGGAATCCATTGAATCCGATTGATCCAGTACTATCGATCCCCGCCGTTCCAGTGATTGTTGCTGGAGCATTTGGAGCATTAACATCTGCAGCAATTGCGTCAATTGGTGTAACTGTTTGTTCAGCAGACCACGATGAAGTAAACCCATCATCAGTTAAAAATTTTATTTTAACAAATCTTTGTGTGTATACAGTTTTCTTTATAATTGCTGGACTTGATCCGCTAAATACTAAATCAGATTCTGATGGATCACCTGCACCCCAAGTTGTTCCAGATTCATAAACCTTTGCATAAGAAGCTCCAGTTGGCAACGTCCAAGTTGCGGTGTACCCATTTGTAATTGCAGTTAATGTAAACGATGGCGTCACTCCAGTTAACGGATTTGTTTTTGTTCCTACCGTAAATGCTGTTCCAGAGTCACGATTATCTAATGAATCTGCAGAAACAAATAGGCCTGTGAATGATGTGTAGTACTGACCAAATGTGTTGTATAGTTCTGTTTGTGTAATTAAAATTGATTGTGATGTTCCAGCGGTGGAGGGAAATTTAGTAAAGTATCCGTCATTAGATCCGTTAGTAAGCTTAATAATAAACTTCTTAGCATCTGCTGAAACTGTTGCTGTAATTAATATGTTATTTCCTGACCAGACTGCAGTTACAGAACTTGCTGCAGTAGGTGGAGTTACATCAAGTGCTGCTGCTACTGGGTCTACTGGAGTAACTGCTACTGGATCTGAATATGCGGTATTGCCTGCAATTTTATCTGTAAGTTTTAAGCGAACCCATCTTTGAAGAACATCTCCAACTGTTATTGTAATTGGGTTAGATGACGTTACACCAACTTCTTGATAGCCAGTTGTAGGTGCGGTGCTTGACGTAGAAACTGCCTCTTCAATAATAGCATTATCAAAATTCTTATCTGTTTGCTTAGTATATGAAACCGTATAGCCAAGAGAGGCTGGTGTGACTGTAATAGTAGGCTTAGTTAATTTTGAAACATAGGAGGCGGTAGTTAAAGTTAATCCATCTGACCACGGACTTACTTTACCATTTGGATACACCCATTGAAAATTAAAAGAATACTGTTGTCCAATTTTTAAATCTACAACAGGTATTGTAAAGTAGTCTTGACCAGTCTTTACCTTTTTGTCTTTATTTAAATCATCTGGGTAATCTTTTGAAGCACCATCTCCATAATATTTAACCATTTAGAACTCCAGCTGTAACTTATATTCGATATCTACTGGTCTACCAGGTTTCTTAATTAATGGTGTTGATAAAACAGATCTGCTAATTAAACCATATGTTGGATCAAATGTGTCTTCATCGTTTATTCTTATAGCGTCAAAGTAGACTGTTGTATTACCACCAGATGCAGTTGTTTCTACGCCAATCTTTATGATAGAAGATGGATCTGGCAAGTTGGGGGCAGCTGTGTAATTTGAAAAAAGATTATTAAGCGATACAGTCTGTATCTTATCTCCAGTTCCAGATTCTGGCGTAAAGTCTACATAATAATATGCTAAATCAGAACTGTAAAACTTTAATCTAATCTTAGATACATTATTGTCTGCTTTTTTATACGCAATAGCAATTGTGTCATTTATACTGTAACCAGATATGTCATCAGAAATAAGAGAGTTAATATACTCTTTTGTTTGACCAGATGTAACGTCAACCCTTATCATACTATCACTAACCTTTGATAAGAATGTATAGTTACCATTAGAATCTATTGTATTGCCTTGTGAGCTTGGATTAGTCGATCCACTAAACCAATTAAATTCGTTTGTAAAAGATGTAATAAACTTACTATCAAAATTATTAAATGACGTTCTGTCTCCAGGATATAACCCTATTTCAGAAATCACTCCAGATATATCTTGTGGAATTGTTGATTTATATGTAATAAAATAATCAAACACTGGGTCTCCGTCGATATCTACGCCTGTTTGTAAAATATTAAAACTAGATAACTCTACTGGTAAACGATAAAACTCAAACTCTAATTTAGTGTCATTACCCTTTGCATTTGGCGCAGTTGATCCAATCCCAAGAGCCAGTTCTTTTGACAAAAAGGAATTGTTTCCTGATAGGTAACTTATTAAAAATCTTTTACCAAATTTAGTTATCATTTTTTCTCCACTCTTACATTTATTGCTTTTAGCTCTACTCCACTGCTATTCTTAACTTTAAATACTACTTTTGCACTTGGGATATTTGCTGCATCAAGAACCACTTCATTTGATACTATTTCAATATCTACAAGACTCGGTCTTAGCTTACTGTCTGTCTCTTCGCCGTCCCCAGATTCTCCTTCACCAGACTCTTCTTCATTTTCAGACCCATCATCTTCCTCATCATCTTCTGGATCATCGCCTAAATTATCACTAGCTAATTTACCCTGACTTAATGCAGCCGCATATTGAGGCAGCTCATATGCCAAATAGTTAGAGTTTGTATAGAAGTCAAGTTCTGACCCAGCCACCGTAACAAGAGCTGCGGTGTTTGGCTGGCTGCTTACTGAGGGCTTCTTTTTGTTTGAGGATACCATTTTTTTATTATACCATTTATGAACTATAAATAGATCTAGTCGTTATCTTGGTACTTAGCCCCCCATCAAATGAATTATTAATGTTTGATACTATAAATTTTTGTGTTCCGTCTAGCCCATTAGATGGATAGTTAATTGTAACAATATCTCCTACAGAAATCAAGGGGTTTGAAAATACTTCTAGTTCACATACGGATTGCTTTTTTGACCACTGACCCTTAATCCAATCAGACAGACTTTTAGCATCTGATTCTTTTTGAATCCATACTGATTCAAAAGTTACCTGTTCTGGTACGGTAAATTCATTTATTGTCTTATCTAAATATTCATTTTGACCAGACTGAACTAATGTATTTCCAATAACGCTGAATGACGCAAATCTGGAATCGTCCAGGGGTACGAAAGTTCCAGCATTATTTAAAACATATACTTCTGCTCCGAATGAATTTAATCTATAACCCAAAAACTCTACAAACTGATTTAGTCCTAAGCTAGGTATAATTGGAAAAGCTGGTCTAGAATCAAATTTAATATTTACTTTTAGAAGCTCTCTTGCCACCGTTCCAAATTCATCTATGGCTCCGCCAGCTATTCCAGTATTATTAAATCCGCTAGAAAGCTTATCGCCATATAAAAAGTCTAGCGTCGTTGAGCCAAATCTTCCAGCGTATTGATTTCCAATTATTCCATCCGTATACTGCTGTTGGCTAAGCGGAATAGAATATACATAATCAAAAAATGTCGAATTAACATTTGAAAATAATGCTACATTGCTTGTTGGAGAAAGTGTGTCAGAAGCATCTACTGCTGTTACCTTAAAATTATTAATAAAAACATCTATCGCAACAACTGAACTTTGTATTTTTACACGAACATCAACCTTATAAGAAACCCCTTGTGCCAAATAAGCTAAGGACTTTGTATTACCTTCTTGGCTATCTTTTAGTGGAGTTATCACACCATTTTTTACTTTAAAGATTGATAGTGGTCTATCAGATCCGCTTTCTGCCTGATTGCTTGTTGTTTCTAATTTAATATAATATCCGTCTAAACCATTTGCACTAGTAAAAAATCCCATTCCGCCAGAAGCTCTTGTGTTATCTTTTGTGCCTTTAAAGAATAAGCCTGTGCCAACATTATAATAATCTCCAGTCGATACAATTCCCATATCTTTTACACAGACAGAATATTGATTCTTAGTGTTAGAGCTTCCACTAGATGTGATTTGAAATAAAGATTTTTGAATTGATTTAACTGGGCTTCCGTCATCTGCTATAGTTGCGGTTTGTTGAGAAACATTTGAAGGGCTGCTTGTACCATTTAAGTTATCAGAACTAGATCTAAATGTATTATCAAAACCATTCCAGCCAGTTACTGATCCAGTTTTTGCATGAGCCACAGCGGCTGTTCCAAATGCTCCTCTGGACTTTATTCTAACTTTGCCTGTTTGACTAATTGCTTCATTGGCTGGCAATGTAGTAGTGATATCATTAGCTATTTTTTGTAAATCTGAAATTTGTGTAATCCAAACTTTTGTGTTTACTAGTTGTTGATTTGCATACTGATATTCAATTGCATCATATTCTATAATTTCAGAATCTATAACTAAATATCCAGCATAGTTATATATAATTTGCTTAAGGTCTTGATTAACTGTTATAGGAATTAAGCTCATTTCTGTCCCCGCACCGCCGCCACTTGTGCTAGCAGGGATATCTGTTGATAAAGAGTAGGCTCCTAGATAGGCTGACCCAGATTTCCATAAAGGTTGTCCATCTCCAATAAGTTGACTTGATGTTACTGGACTCCATAAAACCTTTACTTGATTGACTGCTGGAAGATCACGTTTTTGTAAAGAAATAATATTTGGCAAAATGCTTCCGTCTTTTGAATATTTAAAATTCCAATGAGCATCTGATTGAGAAAATAAGTAGTCTCTTGTATAGAACTGCAAAATATTATTTTCGTCAAATGTTGCAACCATTTGAGAGTCTCTGCATAATTCTTGAATAGCGTTCCATACACTTTCGCCATCATCTGTCCACCAATAAAACGGACTAAGAATAGAAGTATCTGTTATTTTACCAGTAATATCAGTTTTATATTTTATATCATAGTTTGTAAATCCAATATTATCTAACATTCTTCTAATAATTCCTACCGAAGTAGAGTCTTTAGAAACCATGCCAGGACAAGATACGTCTTGTAAAAACTTTGCACCATCTAAGGCATCTAAGGATATTTCACCAAACTCTGAAGTACTCCAGTTATCAATATAAAATGTACCCTGTTTAACCTTTTCATATTGTCCTTTTGAGTCTGTGTATGGAGCTCCAGAATAATATACTTTTATGTATGGTTTTAACTCTGCTGACTTATACATATATAAATTAGAAGCATTAAATGCTGTGCCTTTTTCATATGTAATAATTTTTCTAGAAGATTCATACGACACCAAGTCCATAGAAGCTGAGTTAGCCGAAACCTTACCTACTGGTAAAATGTCATCTGCGCTTGTAGACGACTCTTGAGATATAGAAAGACCAACAATATGATCTGTTAAATCTGCTACCCATCTAGGAGACACTTCAATGACTCCAACGTGGGCGCTAGTAACGCCAGACGTTACTAGCTTTAAAGCTGTTATAGATACAGGAGCAGCTAATGTAGAAGGTTCTGTAGTTGTCCATGCCGTTCCATTATAATAAAGAGTTAATGTTCCAGCATCGTAATTCTTTGTTCCGTTAGTTGTAAAAGGCTTTATGGCAGCACTTGTGCCTTCTGCAAGAAGTGCGTCGCCTTCTTTATATACTTGCCACGTTCCTGGAATAGAATGTGATATTTCAAATCTAACAATAACTTTATTTGTTAAAACAGCTTGTGGATACGTTATAGTTATATTAGCCCCAGTACCCTTTTGTGAAACCCAATATTTATAATATGTATCAATGCCAGGATAGTACGTCCTAAAATTTAAAGGATATTCAATTTTCTTAGGGTCTTTCCAAGTATTGAGGGCTACGTCTCCGAATATTCCATATTTTACTCCCGCCCCTAGAGGTCTAAATGGTTTGATAACAGAGGAAGCTGGAAATAATTTCTGATAAGGCTTAGCACCATCTGATCTAACATAATCTGAACCAACTACAGTAATATTATCTACCATTGAGTTCATATTATATTCAATAGTACAACCTACATTAGTTTGAATTGTAGTATTTTGCTCTATTAATGTTTTAACTACTGGAGACGAAATCATTATACCTCTTCCAGTTCAATAGAAACATTCCAGTGTGGCTGTAGACCACGTTTTACAACTGAAAAATTACAGCCTCCAAATACCACCGTATATAGTTCTGACGATGTTGTAGCCATGTTTGGCGTATATGCAGTGCCAGATGAAGAAGTATCTGTTCCGCCTTTTGCTAAGTTAATTCTAATATTAAATTCTTTTTTACCATCATCGCTTAGATAGAAAGATCTTAAGTCTTCAGCTCCCCAGCCTCCGTCAACTGTTAATGATCTATAAGATGGAAGCATAGTCCAAGACATTGAAAATCTACGCTTATCAGCAATATGATTTTTTCTTAAAGTTCCATTAGATGTTCTTGTAACCTTTTCAATTCTATCTACTGATATACTAATATCTGATCTATTATGCTCAGTAACCTTGTTCCAAATTTTAGTAGTTCCTTCAGGGGTTGCAAGTAAATCCTTTGCCTCTATATTTAAAACGGAGCCTCTAGGTAAATACATAGCCATTATTAGGCACCAACCCTTCTACTTATTCCTTCTTTAGCATTAATCAACGCAAGCTCTCTCTTGAAGCTATTTAGAACATCATCTGCGGTTACAGTAGTTCCGTTCAAATCTATATCTATATTATATATGTTATTGCTACTTGGGCTATTAATTATATTAGCACCTATGGTTCTAGTTCCAGTAGGGATATTATAAGAATCATTCATTTGGTCTAGCAAAGGTATTCCAAACTTTTGAGTTGCCGCCGCATTAAGAACATACTCGCCATTTGAAAGCATTGCTGGAATTGAATCAGATGTAGCCGTTCCTGCACCCCAGACTCCGCCCTGAGATCCGCTACCATATTTTCTAATAGCCCCGCCCTTGTATTTACGTGCTGACATTTCTGAAGGAATAACACCTTCAAACTTTTGAGCAACAGCTTGATGGCCAAATCCAATTTTTTCTTTTACTTTATATTTTCTTCCGTAAGTATCTATAAATTCATCTCCAGGCTCTAGACCCTCTGCCTTCATAATAGCTTTCTTTGCATCATCTGTTAGCATTCCACCAGAATAGGCTTTCTTTACATCCCCACTTGCTCCGCCTTTTACAAGAGCCGCAGACATTGCTGCATCATTACCCTTATAATCTCTTAACTTACCATCATTAATTTTATCTGTTAAAATAGTTACTTCTTCGGCATTAATTCCATTTTTAAGAGCAGTGGTAAGTTCTGATACAACATCCTTTGCTGGTGTTTTAATTCCTAGTTTTTTACCGAGCTCATCTAGACCACTTAGCGCTGCCTGATATTCTTTAGTATTTTTAAAGTTAACATCTGTTAAATACTTAAACATTGTTGTATTTAGATTTTGAGTATATTCTTGTAGTTTAGTATTATAGTCATTAGCTTTATTTCTAAGATCAGAAAGGCTATCTCCAGCAAGTGCCGCTTTCTTTGCAGCAGCTTCATTCTTAGCAGTAATAGCATCAAGTGCATCCTGAAGAGGCTTAACATCAATTTCTGCTTTAGCAATAATTGCTTCTTCTGCAGCCTTACGATTAGCATCATTCATTAACTGCTCAATTGTCATTTGCTCTTCAGCATATGAAGACATGTTGCCTTGAATCAATGCCTGCTGAGCTCTTAGTTGAGCTTTCTGAATTTCTAGCTGAGTATTTTCTGCCTCAGTTGCTTTACGAATTCCTTCAATTTTTTCCTGAGCGGCTTTTTTAATATCTGCAATTTGTTTTTGTAACCTAGCTGCTTCTTCTTTAGCATTATATTGAGCTTTTACAGATTGACCCCTTTGAGCTTTTTCAAGGTCTTTAATTCTGTTTGTCATCTTCTTATACTCTGCATTTGCACTTGCAACAGCAGGATTAAGTTGAACCTGAGCCTTTACTATTTCATTTAAAGATAATGCAGCAATTGCTGCTTCTCCAGACATTGTCTCAAAGTCTAGAGCTACGCCCTGAATAATCAATCTATATTTAGCCCATGCGCTAGATAATGTATCTGTATTGTTTAACATTTGAGCAAGTAGCGGATCTGTTTTGCCTAGCTCATTAATAACATCTTTGGATAGATTTGCTTGCTTGCCAAATGATTCATTTATTTTTTCTAGCTTCTGCTGTATTGCATTTCCAACATCATCAGCACTAGCTTTTCCTGCTGCACCTAATTCTTTTTGTTTTGATATGGTCTCTTCTAAAGTAGCGTCCATTGCCATAAATGTACTATGTAGTGCTCTAGCTTGAGATTCAGCATCTCCTGTTTTCATTGCAGCTTCAAATGTTTTTACTGTTTGAGCTGATGCCTGTTCCATATTTTGAATGCTCTGGAATGCATTAGAACTAATTGCTTGTGCAGCCATGTTAGCATTTTCAGACTGCTTAATCATTGTAAATATCTTAGCAGTAGCAACTTCTGCAGAATCTCCTGCAGCCATAAATTGTGCCTTTAATTGAATAGCAACATTTCCAACATCTTTTCTGTCTGTCTGACTAAACAATTCTATATAGCTACCCATAGTTGACTTGACTTGCTCTTTGAGCTTCTTGTATTGCTCAATTGTCATATTCATTGGAACGTTAGCCTTTGTCATGCTTTCATAAATCATCATGTTTCGTTCTTTTAATGCTTTAGCATCTTCAATAGCATCTTTTATCTTAGCATTATAATCTGTGTATTTAAATCCTGCCTTTTCAGCTGCTGCTGCATCTAAACCAAAAGCCAGTCTGCCTGTCTCTAAGGCCTTTGCTTTCTCTCTTTGCATCTTTACGAATAAGCCTATACCAGCTGTTAATGTGGTAATTGCTATTCCTAGAGGGCTAGTAAATCTTAGTAATGTTGCAAATCCTTTTAGTACGGGACCGAAGACTCTAGCGATTCCACCCAAATTACCAGCAACCCTAGATGATGCTGTAGCTAAATTATTTAATGGACCAATTGGTGTCTTTAGCTTAGCCGCAGTTTCAGGACCAAATGTTTTATCTAATCCTCTTGAAACCATTCCTCCGCCACGACCACCCATTCCGCCAAAGCCCATCATAGATCCAACTATAGATGAACCCATAGATATTGCTGATCCCAATCCACCACCTATTTGGTTTCCTATCATCTGACCGCCTAAACCAACTGCAAGACCGCCAAGCATTGGTCTTACAAATCCGCCACGGCGAACATCAACTGCTCCTTCTTGTAAACCTAATGTTTGATCTAAATTATATCCAGCATTCATTAGGGCAAGAGCTCCAGCATTTCCACGAGTTGCTGTCTTTGTTACAACAGACTCTCCTGGTTCAAGTAGGGCTGGTATTGTGTCTCCGCCACCATATCCTGGAAGATTTGTTACACCCTTCTGATGCCTTCCAACATTCTTTGCAAAGTTAGTTGGATCGCTGGCATGCAAGAACATCTCGTCTTGTGTCCCTCTAAATTCAGTATTAGGAATAACTATTTTATTTCCGCTTGCATCTGTTAATCTAATTACTTTATAAGAGGTACTTCTTCTTGATAAATTTGTATTTATTGGACTCTTTGAGCTAAACTGTTTCCAAAGTGAAAGTATCTCTTTATCGCCCTTAAACGCCATTCCAATTACTTTATTGGATTCTGTCCAATAAGGATTTGTAGCGTCACCTATAAATTCTTTAGCTGAAACTTTATTAACATAATTTGTAGAAATTTGTCCCAGTAGTTCGTCAGCTTGTCTTGGGCTTATCTTGCCACTTCTAACAAGTGCTTTTATGAAGGCATCTGTGCCACCTCTAACGACACCGTTACCTGCTGCCAATATTGATTGTAGGTAGGGGCCTGTAGGCATTGTGCCTGCTGTTAAAAGAGCATTAGCGCTCTCTCTTGTATATCCTGGAATTTCTTTACCATATACTCCAGACACACTCTTAAACTTATATGCACCTTGTTTTGCTCTAGATGATAGCAAGCCTATCTTTTGAGCTACGGCTTTTCCTAAAACTAATCCAGCTCCAACGATTCCTCTAGCATATTTTTGAACTCCAACCACACCGTTTGAAAGTTTTTTAGGAACTGTTGTTTCAATATTATATCCAGCACCAGATGTTCTAACCCCAAGTGCTCCTGCTACTTTATTTATAAAATCTCTAGTCTTACCCTTTTTGAAAAGCTCTCTCATATTAGATTTACCGCTAGCATCTACTACTGGTTGATTTAATGTAGGAACCATAGTTGGATTAATTGTTCTACCCATTGCCGCCGCCTGAGTTCCAACTGCTGAAGCAATCATTCTTTCTGTTTCTAAGTTAAGGGCAATTATTTTTGCCTTTGCTGCTTCTACAGTCATTTTGCCTGCACGTAATTCGGCAACAATCATTGCAGATTCTCTTGCAGCATTATCTGTCAGCTTAGATACAACTGGCAAAATATCATCGAACTGCATCATGAAATCTTTACTTACAACACCCGTAGCAACAATTTGTTTCTTTAACGCCTCTATTTCTGCCTTTGACTGCATTGCAAGTGTTGCCATCATTGCATGCCATCTTGCAGCTTCTCCAGAAACTATACCAGTTGAAACTCCGCCAACTGTTGTTAAGCCAGGAACATTTGGCAATTGATCATTCATGTAAATCTGTGGATTTTGACCAATCTTCTGATTAACTGGACCAGATCCTGGAACCATTCCAAACATAGTTTGTGCAAGTCTTTCCTGCTCTGTCATTCCAGATCTTGGAACCATATGAGAACTTGCCCTACTTCCCATAGGACCCGCTAGTGGGTGTTGTGGATTAACTACTCTTTGTCCGCCTGCTCCAACAACTAAATTACCAGCCATTGTTGTTACTGCTGGATTTACAGACATTGACCCAGCCTTGGCCTTTTGTTCTAATAGTGCAAACTCATCCAATAAATTTCTTAATGCTTGTTGTAATACTGCTGCTGCTTTAGCATCACTATAAAATGATTGTTCAACTAATCTACCAGCTTTTTCTGCCGCCAACATTTCTGGTGTTAGATATTTCCAGCCTTCTCCACCCTTTAGGAATGCCTTCATGTGGAAAGCTCCCTTTAATAAATATCCAAAGAAGTTTGCAAGTACACCAGTTAACATAATTACTGGACCGATGATTGCTGTGATTCCACCTGCTAAAGCTAATATTTGTTTTACTGGACCTGGCAAATTATTTGCAAATTGAACTACTTTGTCAATTACTTGAATAAGCACTGTATTAATAGTTAAAAACTGTTCGCCTACTTCTGCTAGAGAAGCTCTTAGGCTTTCTATTGCTCTACGATATTTACCAGAAGCAGATTCTGTTACGGCTGCTAATTCTCGATCAGCTACTGAAGCTAAATCCGAAGAGGATGCTTTCATTAAATCTAAAACTTGCAAGGTCTGAGATCCTTGACGACCTAAGTTTTCAAACAAAGCATTCAGTCTTGAGAATTGAAACTTACCAAACAACTGCTCAATAGCCTGTTGTTTTTGTAGAGGATCTAAATTATCTAGTGCCCCTTGTAATGCCATTAATGTGCCAGTTAAATTACCAGCGTTATTATTTACAATTCCTAAAAGATCTATACCTAGAGCTTGAAATTTACCTACTGCAACGTCTGTTGGGTTAATTAAAGAGGCAAGTGCTGACTTTAGAGCGTTTGCACCCTCTGATGCATTAATACCGCCTTCACGCATAGCAGTTAAATAAAGTGCTAAGTCTTGTACGCTTCCGCCCAATCCTTGAATTACTGGACCAGCTTTTGGAATAGCTTCCACTAAATCATTAAGAGTTGTAGAAGTTTGGTTTTCAACTGCGTTAAGGAAGTTAATAGATTCAGATAATTGATCTGTGTTTTGTTTAAACGCTGACTGAATAGCTAAAGTTGCCTTCATAGCCTCTTGACGATCTACTTCACCAAGTACTGCTAATCTTGTTGTTTCCTTAATAGATCCTAAAAGCTCGTCACCAGTTTTACCAGTTGCTGCAATATCAGCGGCTAAACCAATTGTTTCTTTAAATGAAACACCCATTGCTGAAGAAATTTCTTTTGCAGTAGCAGATACTTCATCTCTGACTCTGCCCAATTCTGCTGCTGATGTTCCTGCAACATCTCCATAAACCTTAGTTAAACGAACTAACTCTTGATCAGCTTCTCTAAATGCTTTAGCTGCTTGTGCTCCAAATGCTACAAGCGGAACTGTTAAGCCAACAGTTAACTGGCGACCAGCCCACTGAGTATTCTTACCCCAGTTAATAAGTTGTCCAGCGCCATCCTGGATAACCTTGTTCATGATTTGTAGCTCTTGTCTTGCTATTGCTGTCTTGTTTTTTATTTCATCCAGACCTCGTGGAACATGCACATTGAATTGCATTAGTCCCTGTGCGTTTCTGCCTAGTGGTTGTAATATCGAGTTCTGTAAAGCTACTTGCTGTTTTGCTAAGTCTCTTATAAGACCGCCAGATGTTCTAGCATGGTCTCTAAATGTATTAAAATATTGACTTAATTTTAGCTTTCCGCCATCAAGATTTTTACCAAATTTTTCTACATCTGATTGGAGACTTACAAAGTGTGTTGAGAATTGACCAGTGCTTCTTAATGTATCCGCAAATGATCTATTCATGACGGCAATTTGATTTGCCATCATCTTATTGGAGTTAGCTAATTGTTCCTGTAATTTAGATAGGCTGGCAGTAACCTTATGCACATCGGCAATAAGAGCTGAGAAGTCGGCATTAGCGACTATTCGGGTACTGATTGTTTCGTCAGCCATTTATATTCAAACTACTCCCTTGAGTATCCTAGTCCTTCACCAATTCCAAAACCAGCTTGTGCTGCGAATCTTCCTTGTAGCGAAACAACGTCGTTGCTAGTAGCATTTATTCCTGCTGCTCTCAACTGTATGTCTTCGAAACTAGAACCCTCCTTTTTATTTTCTTTGTACTCACCTATATCTACTCCCTTTAAAGATGCAAAGAACTTTTTGTCTTCATGATCTTTTTTCTTTAAAGCCTGTAAAGTATTTATAAGCTCTGGCATTGATAAATTTTCTTCCAGTTCATCATAATTTTTCCAATGTCCAAGTAAGAAAACTTCTCCTTCTAAAGCGGCTAAATCTAGTTCTGACCAGCCAGAACCGCTGCCGCTAGTAGGTTTGGGTCGTCAAGTTTAATTCCTCCGCAAACTTCAAGGATGCGGTTCATAGTTGGTACGTCGATAGCATCTTCAAATGCTTCTCTGTCTGCTACTAATTCTGGTAGCTGCTTTTCTAGTGCGATTGCACATGCATCAATTAGGATGTTTAAAGTTTCATCCTCTGTCTGAGACTCTGCTGTCTTCTTAATTGCTATCATGAACTTACGAAGTTCTTTAATTGATAGAGGCTTTAACTTTACTACTGCCCCATTTTGTAGAGTAATTTCTTCTACGTTATATACTGTTGTTGCCAATTTAATCCTCCTAGGATCTACTCTCAATCATTATACTAAAAATAATATACTAATACAACCAGAAAGCCCCCAATTTCTTGGGGGCCTTGGTAATTAATTACTTAATTATACTACCAATACACGGTCAATAATCTTACCGTATTCTTGTCCTTCGTAGCCGCTCATAGCGGTTGGAAGGAGACGGAATGTTACTGGGAATGTAGTTGGGGCTGATCTTGCCAATGTGAAAGCTGATTGCTGCACTGACAAAACACGACGTGCATAATATACACGCTCTGTCTGTGATCCTGCTGCTGTTGGTGCTTGACCAACTGCAATAAGCTGACGCTCTGTTGGTGCGATACCAAGAGCTCCAGCTGCTAGACCTAGAGTGTCCTTCTTTGTATTTCCTGTACCTGATGAAATGATTGTATTGTTTTGTGAAATTGTTGAAGTGTTAGCTGGATCGTCTGGTTGTCCGAATACAACTAGAACGTTCTCTAGTGTACCTTCTGACATTTCAGTTGCGATCATAACCTCCATCGCTGACTTGAACAGCTTTGCTGTATCAAGAAGCTGGTCGACAGTTACTGAATCATATGTTGGATTGTATGTAATCTGCAAACCGTTATTGGTAAAACCTACGTTTCTGTAATAGAAAGTACCAGAGTCAACTGCGTTAAGTGTAGTTGTATAGGATGTTCCTGTAGCAAATGCACCTGCGTTTGTTGTACCTGGCTCTGAGTTCTCGTATGTTGCGTATCCTGCTGATGTTGAATCGATATTCGAAATAAACAATGGGGATGCACCTACGAGAATGTTTTTAGCATTACCTGCGTTTTGTGCCATATTGTGTTTCCACCTCCTGGAATTCTTTGGTTATTAAATTGTAAATCTAAAAATCTTGGCTGGCTAGGCCTCTTCCCTCTTGGTACAATTTTAGTCCATTAAGAGTAAAAAGGCAAACCCCTAGAGGAATCTACCTTGACCGTCTGTAATTCGAGAATATTTAATTTCTAAAATGACCTCGGCGGCAAAGAAACCTTGAAGCTCTTCTGATGGAGCAGTTGGAGAGATATCTGCCACCCATATAGTATGAAACTTAAACTTGTCAGATAGGCCAGACCACTTATTGATATCTTTAGCCGATTCATCCATACGTCTAAATTCATCAGTTAGGTAGTTTCTAATCTCATTAATATCAGAAACTGAAGTTGAATATAGAGTAAGCATAATTTGCTCACAACATATTAGCCAGTTATCCTCATAAGACATTCCTATCTTGTCATAGACTATATGCTTCTTGCCGCTCAAGAATTGATTCATTTCTGCCGCCTGTTGAACTGGAATGATTGGAACTATATTTTCATTTAAATTATCACTCCAGTAGTCATTCTCATCAAATATGTTTCTTGAGGCAAGCTGGTCCCAAAGGTACTTCCTTAGTTCTAGCATTGCATCTAATTTATAATTAGCTGTCACATTGCACCTCCAAATGATAGGGTGAGGGCTGCATCAGCCTGAGACCTAATAGTGTTTGGTGAAAAAGAATATTGAACTTTTTTAATATTAGATGGGACAGCGAGTGCTTTTGTCATACTAGAATTAAATATTTTTTGAAATCCAGATCTCTTGATTGATTCGTTTACTAGTCTTCCGCTAAAAAATCTTGAATAAGCTAATGAGAATTGATTACGTGCTCCTGATCCGCCAGGTCTTTTTACTGTAACCGAAGCGCCTTTGGGCATGAATACAGTTTCTCCATTATATTCAAACACTAATCTATCTGAATTTTTTGGACGGATAACTAAAGGCTTACCTTGCTCCATTACTTCTGCTTTATTCATAAACATATGGCGTCTCTTACCTTTAGGCGCTGGAACCATAGATCTAGAAGGAAGAAATTCATAATTCATTCTAAACGATAATCCCTGCTCAGATATTTTATTTAATTTAAAAAGTCTTGCAGATTTATTTCCTGTTCTTTTCCACTCATATACGTGATGTAAAGATTTGGGTCTAGTTCTAGCAAGGGCATCTATGTAGGCTCCAAAATCTGCATCTATCTGATCAAATATAATTTTTGTAAATGCTCCCTGAAATGCCTTATTTGTTGTAAGCTTAGCAATCACTGCTGCTTCATAATATACAAATGCTGACACCTGAGCTACTGTGCTATCTTTTAATGGTCCGTTTTGATTAGCATACATCATTCCCTCTAGTCCGCTGGATGCCTGAATCAACATTGCGCTATTGTCCAATTTGCTGATTCTCCGATCTCTTCATAGATGAGTTGTATGCTATCACACGACCAAATGGGTCTGTGACTGGAGTTGTACCCATAACTTCAAACACTGTTGGAGTTTCTGTTGGGAAATTAATTTCATTCCAGATTACATTACCTTCGTTATCACAGATGTTTGTGACCTTTTCTCTAGCAGTTAATTTTTCTGAAGTTCTAACTTGAATAATTTGATCATTAGTATATTTGTTTGAGAATATCTGCTTGTCACTAGATCTAGTTGTTGCAGAATTGCTTATAACTCCTTTAGCATGACACGGTATAGTTTTATAATATGTCCACTCACGCACAATTGCTCCAGTGTCTGGATCTTGTGTCTCAAACTGTCTATAAACGTCCAGACTCATAGATAATACTGAGTCTATTAAATCGTTCATTATATAATTTCTACCTTTGTAACAAGTACGTACTCTGATAGAAGCTTATCTGCATATGCATTTCCAGTACCAGCATTAGCGTCACTAGTAAACTCAAAGTCCCAGTCAAATGTCGAGATAGTTTTGACATACTTATTTCTCCAGACTGTATCTTTAGCAAAGTAGTCTTTCATTAATTCTATCCCAGCCAATTCAACTTCGTCTGGAACCTTTTCCCATCCAAATCTACCCTGAACCTTATATGGAATTCCAGATTTAAAAACTCCATTACCATAATCATTAATGCTTGGAGGGACCATACCGTTTGCTGTATAAACTGTATTGTCTAACATGTTTGCACGATTAATTTTGATTCCATATCCAGTTGGAGTTATTTCTATTGGATAGTTCCAATTATCAATTTCATTAATTGTGTCTAGTAAAAGTACGTCTCTAGCATAAAGCTCATGCAATGTGTCAATTTTTGATGGCAATGGCAATATGTCTGAGTCGTATCCGTAAACAACTACAACGTCGTCATATAGATAAAAACTTTGCCCAGTATACTGTTCTATTTGTTTTCTAGCATACCTTTCAGCCTTAATAAGTTCTTTGTAAGAACGATAATTTGGATCTGAAGGATCTGTGCTAAATCCAAGATCCTGTACGTGGTTAAAATCTACATATGGAGTTACAACATATACTTCATCTACCCTAATTACATTTGTTGCGCCTATTGCGTATTCCCACTGAAGTCTAAGAGTTCTATTTCTATCTGTATATTGATATGGTATATACACTGTATATGTTCCAGGATTATTTTCATCCGCCACCGATGTTAATATTGTTAAAAGGTGAGTAGGGTTAATAGCTGGATTAATTGCAGGATCATTAGTTACATCATAAAGTTTTACAACAGGAGTAGTGTCTGGTGTAGTAATATCACCATTCCAAAAAACCTGATGTGTTATTGGGGACTGCGTCCTGATTAATACCTCTGCCATTTTATAGGCTTAGATTAGTTGTAATACTCCTGGACTTCCTTTGGAGTTGCTAATCTAAAGCCCTCCTCCTTATCAAAAATTTCTTGAGCCTTGTCTTTATTCATTGCTACAAACGGGTGATCTTTTGTAAATGTATGACCCATAATATCATATCTAAAGTTTGCTCTGGTCATTCTTACTAATACTGTGTCTGCTGGCTGTTCCGCCTTTGGATCAAACTTAGGTAATACTTCTACTGCCATATCGTCTTCGTCTTCTTCCATCTTCTCAATGGTCTTGTTATATACAGACCAAGTTACGCCCTCTTCTGCGAGTGCTGCAATTATGTCGGCTTTATTTTTTAGGCCTTCAGTTTCGACTGCAAAGTCTTCTGCAATCTTTTTTAATTCAGATACCTTCAATGTCTCAAATGACATATATATCTCCTAATTCTACTCAAATCAATTATAGCATTACTAAATTAAAATGAAAAGCCCCCAAAAATTAATTCGGGGGCCTTTCTTACGGGTTAATTCCTAATTAGGAAGCTACCTTAACGTTCTTAACAACTACCCAAGCATCTGCTTGCTCGATCTGGACGCCAACACGAGTATACATTGTGTACTCAATTGAGTCCTTACGTGGCCAGAAGAAACGGTAAACTGTAACATCACGCTTGATACCAATAACAACGTTATTTGGGAATGTCAAGTGGATATCTCCATGGTTACCTGTCTCGCCTGTGTAATCGCCATCTTGTGCTTCAGGAAGTAGTGGAACTTCAACAATCGGAATACCGAATGCGAATGGAGCCACATAACCTGCTGGACCACCTAGAGGCTGTACACCTTGTCCACGGATTACGCTTGAAGCGA